TGAAATGGATGATGTAGCTATTGCAATGGCAAACACCGGAGCAAGAGTTTTCGTAGCAGGAAATATTAAATTTGTAGATGCCATGGAGGATTTAGACATGGTTAATCATATGTAAGGAGGCAACATTATGGCAGAGAAAGTCAGAGGTAATAGAACCCTTACCGGCACTCATGCTGAAGTTTGGGTTGATGGTGACAAAATTTTTGAGTGCTCTAAAATTGAGCAAAAAATCACTGCAAATCGAGAGGATGTGCAGATTGATTTTGATGTAGACAGTAAAATCACAGGGCTCAAGGGTGAGTTTACCTTAACAGTTAAAAAGGTATATACCCGTTATCTTGATATTTTTGAAAGCTGGAAAAAAGGAATTGATCAAAGAGTTCAAATTATCAGCAAGCTTCATGATCCTGATGCTGTTGGCGGTCAGATGGAAAGATATTCAACCGATAACTGCTGGTTTAATGACTTGCCATTGGTGAATTGGGAAAAAGGTGGCATTGTGGAACAGGAAGTATCCGGAGGGTTCACTCCTACTGATATGATCAACCTTGATAAAATTTCAGGTTAAGAGAGGAGATCAAGTTATGAAAAAATATATTGGCTGTAAAATTGTAGGAGCAGAGCCTCAAAAGGAAAACGGACAAGATGGCTATCGTGTTGTTTATTCCGATGGTTATGAATCGTGGTGACCAAAAGAAGTGTTCGAAAAATGCTACCGCATTATTGAGCAGGGCGAAATTGAAGTTATAAACAATCTTTAATAACTAGGAGGTAAATTTTATGAGTGAGACAAATCAAATTTTTTCTGCATTTGCCCAAAAGGCAGCACAAAGACTTGATGACAAGAAGGTAATGAAAAAAGCTAGGTTATATATTCCTAGCTTAGATGAAGAGATTACGATCCGTGGGTTAAATCGCAAGGAAGTTATTGAGTGCATGAATGTGGAAGATACTGACACCGATCCTGATCGTAGTGACAACTATACAATCTATCTTGCTATGGTCGAACCCAATTTGAAAGAAATCGCAAAAGAGTTGAAGGATGCAGGGAAAATCATTGAGTATACAGATGTCTGCAACATTTTTGAAATGTATGAACGTGTATCCATTGCTCAGGAAATTATGAAGTTATCAGGAGTCATCGGAGATAAGAAAGTGGCTGTGGTAAACGAACTAAAAAACTCATAAACCAAGACGGTGAAATTTACCTCCTCCACTATTACATTCAGAAAGGATGGAAAGTGGAGGATTTTCTTGCCCTTGATCATTTCAAGAAGAGCTTTTATGCAGCATCTATGGAGGTGGCTCTGGAAGAAAGAGCAGCCTTTTTTAGCATAAAGGAGGCGGATTAAATGGGTGTTGTTAAGGGTGCAATTGGGATTAAAGATAATGCCACTGCTGTTTTAAAAGGTATCCGCAAGGAACAAACGGCATTCCGCAAAGATGTAGAGACGACAAGAAAAGAGCTTCAGCGTACTTGGGATAAGAAATATAATGCACGAATCAATGCTACTGCAGCTACAAAACAAATGAAAAAACTTCACCGTTCCTTTCAGCCATTGCGGAAAAAAATTGCTACTACAGTAGCTATTAGGGACTTGGCAAGCAGTAAAATAAAACAAGTTTCAGCTCGATTCAAGGCTGTGGGAAAATTGGTTGCATCCCCTATGGTAAAGTTAAAAAACAATCTTTCCGCTGGGATTAGCAAAGCAAAAGGAATGCTAAAGAGTGCTTTTAAGGCAATCGCCATTCCTGTAACAGTTGCTAGCTTAGTTGTTGGTATGGAACTTGAGCAACAGCAGGTTTCTATGGAACACTTTATTGGTGCAACCAATAAAGACATGAATCAAACCGAAGTAAAAAAGGCAGCGGCACAGTTTTCAAATGAGCTACGAAATAATGCCAATGCGACTCCATTTGAAACTGGAGAAGTTATGGCTGCAGGTTCAAGGGCTGTCGCTATTACCAGCGGAAATACCAAAGAGGCAATGGGACTTATAAAGCTTGCGGAAGATATGGCTGCTGCTTCCGGTGGTACAAAAACATTAAGTCAAGCTGTAGAGGCTCTTGCTGATGCAAAAATGGGCGAAATGGAACGGTTGAAGGAGTTTGGATTTAAGGTTTCTGCTGATGAGTTTGATGCTAAAGGCTTTGAAGGTGTATCCTCAGATTTAAATGATTTTTTCGGCGGTGCAGCTGAAAAGCTGGCAACAACAGGAGCTGGCTTGTTATCAACGATTAAGGGTAAGTTGAAAAGTAACTTTGCCGATTTCGGTTTAAAAGTGGTTGATCAGTTGAAACCCTCCTTCGAAGGAGTCATTTCCCTGATAGATAAATCGGCTCCTTATTTTGAGACTTTCGGTACAATGCTAGCTGATGGAATAGGCAGTGGTGTAAATACCGTTACCGCTTTAATGCCTAAAATTGTATCTGTTTTTAACACTGCAGCACCAGTCATCTCCGGTTTAGTTCAGGGAATTGGAACTGTAGTTTCTGCTCTCGCTCCAGTATTTACAACAATCTTCGGCTCAATTGGTGAAAAGGTCGGATCTGTTATTGGGTTTGTCAGCGAACGAATGGGCTTTATACAAGAAACTCTAGCAGCAGTAGCCCCTGTAGTTTCTGATATCTTGACTACTTCATGGGGTGTGATTTCCCCTGTCCTTGATATTTGCATTGGAGCATTTAAATTGCTTTTTGGTGTCGTTCAAAAGGTATTCCCCGGTATTCAAAAGATAATCACCTCTGTTT